TAAATCTCCTTGTTGCATGAACAGTTCGTCGGAAAGAAACGCACTAATTTATTTAGGTTTTTCAAAAGTTGAGCAGTGGTTGGTCTTCTGGTGCGTTCCCATCATTAAACCATCCTATTGGTGTTAACTCCGATTCAATTTGTAGAATCCTGTTTTGATACATTATCTCTCTCAAGTTTACATTATTTAGGTCTTTAAAATATGGCGAAGTTGTTACCCAAGAAAATAGCACTAATGTCATTACCAAATCGTCATGATACCCATCATCTGCCATATACGAACCTTTCTTTTCAATAAAGGTTGATATCTCAGCAATAGTGTCAGGGTCATTGATTATAAGTTTATTTTCTTCAACCAATGACTTAAACGTATGACACCCGATACGCTTAACTTTTTTATCTGTAACCACTCCATACTGAGTCTGTCCACCACCAAATCCAGAGGAAACTATCTGACCCTTCGTACTTCTAGTTACGTATAATATATTATCATATTCTAATTCGTTGTGTAGAATATATGCTACTTGTTCCGAGAAATTTAATTCAATAAGGACATAAGCACTGTTGTATTCTTTGGCGATTTTGTAAATTACGTTAGGATATAATAATGGACTTATCTTGTTATTGCGATATTTAGCAACTTGTTTGTATGGAACTTCTGTAACATCAATAACAGAGAATGCTGAGTAATCTCCACCAACCCCTTCTGCTGAGTCTGCAACAAGTACATACGTGTGCTTCTCGATAGGTGCTTCGAATACGTCCAACCCATCCTTTTGATGCAGATATAATTTAGGTTGCATCTTAGAAAACACATCAGCAGAAACGAGAGTAAGACTCGATCCTAAGAAAGAACATAGCACTTCTTGGTTAAATTTAAGTTCTCCAAGAAGTTCTTTTTGTTTGTTTGCCCACTCTTGATCATGGTCTGGGTGATCCCAGTAGTTAACTCGTATTGCTTTAAATCCGTTAATGCCTGCTTCAGCACCTTGCCAGAAATGCCAAAAGTGGTTGTAACCAAGTGGAGTAGAAGTTAAAATAATCTTTGATTTTTTACCAGAAGAAATTGTAGGGTAAGTTGATGTAAAGAATTCTTCGGCAACAGTATTAGCAATAATGGCAGTTTCGTCAACATAAAGCAGGTTAACCGATTTACCACGAATACCGGAAGCACTCGTTGCAGCAGTAAAAACGATAGATCCGTTTTCTAATTTAATGTCTCCCTTGTTCCATGTCGTCACACCTTGTTGTAACCATGGAGGCAAACACTCAAACATTTGTTGATAACGAGAAAGAATTTCTGTTGCTGCCGACTTTTTGTTTGCAAGAATAGCAACGGTTTTGTTATCGTTAAACAGAGTGTAGTGAAGTATATATGCAGCAACAGTCTGAGATTTTCCATGCTGTCGAGGTTGCATAGAAATTACACGATTCTCCTCGTGTATAGATTTAATAAAGTTTTCTTGATATGTATATAAAGTAAACGGAATTAAACCATGGTCAAGAGAAATAATCTTAACATAAGTCTTAATGAAATATATTGGATCGTTTTTACACTTGATGTATTCTTGTATCTGTTCTTGCGTGAACTGAACGTTTACGTTTGCTGCCTTTAGCAGCGGGTTGGACAAATAATATTTTGCCACTATTCGAAACCTTCGATCCAAATGTCAGTTATCGTTCCTGTGTCAATGTCTCCAGTCGAATTGTGTGTCGCAGGTGCGGGACCATTAACTGAAACCGTTGTTTGTTCAATAACAGCGTTATCGCTCACAGCACCGAATATATTAACTCTCATCGTAAACTGTAACGTGTATGTTACAAATCTGCGTGTCTGGAAATCCCCTTCGTAGTCGTCTTGGACGGACACAGAATTTAGTATAACGGGCACATCCATTATAGTATTAGTTTCTGGGATAACCTTAACCGATAGTGTGTAGTCAGGATTGAAGTATGGTAGAATTTGCTCCACTATCTGCAGAGCATCTTCTTGGGTCTTGGTCAATACGTATAAAGAAACCTCTAGGTTATATGGAACTGGAGCACGAGTTCCTACCATTGCTCCGTCTTGATAACAGGTGATTTGGTTTATACGATTTAGTTTTCTACTAGCGTCATATGCAATTCCTGTAATCTCAAAAGAAATGACTGGGAGAACCGTATACACATGATTGGTTAAAGACGGATCTTCGTCAATACGAACGACCCATTTCTCTTTAGGAGCATAAGCAATAGGCACTTTTAATCGCTGAACTGTTTTTCCTGTTACACTATTTTCATCTTTGCGATCAATCTGAATATTGCTGAATAGTGCTCCAAACGCAACGATTGATTTGCGAATAATTCCGTGATAGAATGGAGTTGTTGTTAGCATTATTTACTCTTAATCAAAAGAATTGTGTGGAAGATTCCAATGTCCGTCAATGAATACTAGAGTTAGTATAGTTGATCCACCACTACTATTACGGAATGGCATCCATCCACCAACATCTGTGTTCTCATTAATTATTCCAAACCCATTAGACCATCGAGCATGATCAAACGAAATGCACGTATCTTCAGACTCAGTTTCTCCGCCAGTTGATATAGTAATATACATAATTTGACCTTCACTACCATCTACTAAGTGATAGTGATCAGCAACTCCAGCAATAGGAGTTATTTTATTAATCGTAGCAGTAACATCTAACTGAATGGTTGTATCAGTATATGTGTTTGCCTTTGCTCTACCTTGGATAGCACCTGGTAAAGTTGTAACTCCATTTTGATCAAATGTCCAATTATGATATTGCTCTTCTACAACTATGGTAAAGGTAGCATTTGAACTACCACTTGTTACAGTAATAGCTTCACCATTTACATATCCAGTTCCAGGGTTGACGATGGTCACAAAGTCAGCATAACCACTACCATCTTCATTAACATCTACAGTCAATCCAGTACCACTACCACCTGTTGTGGATAGAGCAGTTTTAGGATTAGCGTCCCAAAAACCAGAACTAAATGTAGTGTTACGATTACCAGTTTGTACAATTCCAGGAGCATTTACTGTATAAAGTTCAGCAGTACCGTATGTGCCACTATTATATACTGTTACTGCTGCACGCTCTGTGCCCTCGTAGCCTTTAGCTAAAATTGAAACTGGATTTCCAGATGTTCCGTTAGTAACACCTAACCAACCCATACCAACTGGTTCAATTTTGCCACCACTTGGGAAAGTTAGTTTACCATCTTTTGTAAATTCAAATTCTTTTTCTCCAAAGTTGGTGATTGAGTCATATAACTTCATGCTTATAATATTAGCATCGGCAGTTGGACTAGTGGCATACACTGGTATCTCATACTCCGTCACATTACCATCAACAGTTTTTGTTGCTACATCAGAAGTGTCTGTTTCTACATAACCAGAAGCAGTTCGAATCCAGATTGGAGCATCAGTTTCAACATAGTGATCCAATAAAGTTATTATAGTGGTATCACTGCTTGGAACAATAAGAGATACGGTAGTTCCGTTCCATGTTCCAATGAAATTCTCTTCGCCACCCTCCCAAACAGTTGGGTACATATTTGACTTACCAGTTGTAATAGTCACATTATTTGCAGCAGCAATACCTACAGTATCACCAAGAGCATCAATATGTACATCATCCGCTGATTCAACATCAAAGTCAGCATCAACATCGAAACCAGCACGAGTGGTTCTGAACTGCATATCTTGATCAGCAACTGTTACAGTGTTGCTATTAAAAGAGAATTCTCCAGTATTAGCAGAAATACCTACACTGACATAAGAGTCGATGTCATTTATGTAGCCATCACTTTCACCTTGACCACCTAGTAGTTGATCTGCTTGAGTCCAAGTCTCACCGCCATTAGTTGATACGAAAATTTCTTCGGTATCATTACCTGCATAGAAGATTCCATCGGAATAGTGAAGAGCATCAATGTACTGTCCATGACTCCATGTGATAGTTGCCGTTCCTGTGAACGCAGTTAGTCCTGTAGTATCGAATGGAACAGTTAATTCATCATCAGTGAAAACTGTATTACCCTCTCCCAGATAATAAGTTCCGTTATAATCAGCAACACTAGAACCAGATACTACAAATTTTTCACCACCTTGGTTACCATCACTGTTACCACCCTCGGTAGTATAAGTGACAACACTAGGTGATGCAGAAGTCCAACCACTAATAGTTGCAGTGTATGGCTTTGGAACGGAAACGAATGGACCATTTGGAATAGCTGGCCAATACACGATTTGTCCAGATGATGTTGCAACCATAATAGTTGTTATGCCATTATATTCGCCAACAACTATTTCTGAAGTGCTTGAACTAACGCCAATATTATCTTCTAATACACCTTGAATCGGAAGTCCAAAATCTGTAAATTGCTGTGTTGTTGGATCTGTTGCATCGTTAACATACCAAGCAGTTCCCTCGCCTGTTATGAAAAGATGCCAGCCAATGAATTCACCAGAATCCACCCAGCTGATTTCATCTAGGTCAGCATCTGTGACATTTGATAAATCAATATGCGTATCCGCATTCATTGTATCTGTGATATCTGAAAGAAAGAATCCTCCAAGAGCAGCTTTATTACCCAAGATAAAGAACCCAGCAGAATTCTCAGAGATATCTGAAAAGTAATTTTCTCCAGCTACATCAAGTTCAGTCAAATAGGTTGGATCGATTGATGATGATATCCATGTGACACCATCTGAACTATAATGCAATTCTGGACCGTTTGTACCTTCACCAACTGCAACAAACTTAGAGATGCTCTTGAAGTATTTAACTTCGCTGAAGTCCTTTTCGGACATTCCACTCACTTCAGTTGGTTCTGTATCGTAGCTATCAGCATACCATAGAGATTCGAAGTCGTTGTCCGCAGTACTATTAGCGGTGTAAACAATCTTGTTTGGACCAACTGCTACACGACCTATATTATCAAGGTTACTTGTATAATCGTTCCAGTCGATACCATTTACGGAACCACTAATGACTCCTGAATCATTAACTGCAACATATTTTGAAATAGTTTCACCAGTAAAGGCAGTAGTTTGCACTGATCCGTCTGGAAAAGTCATACTACCATCTGTATCAAACTCCCAAACTTTATTGGTAGTATTTGGGGTTGTTATTTGTATCTTACCATCAGTAGTAGTGCGAACATTGTGGTCGTCAGTACCCAAGAAGATGCTGGTCTCTGATAAGTCACCTGTAGTTAGATGTAGATGATGATCTGCAACATCACCGTTAATCGTCAATGATTCGACACCATTCGTTGGATCATAAAAATTTTCAACTTGTGATACACGCACAGTGAACTCATCTTCATTATCCACTTCAAAACTAAAGTTACCTAAACCACTTTCGTCTAATGTCACCGTACCAAATCCTGGATCTGATATACCACTTTCTTCAGGCACTATCCACCAGTAGAGTGTTTGTCCAGCGTAAATTTCAGAACCAATATAAGCATTGACAGTGTCACCTGTTTGGAACGTAATATTTGATAGATTTATCCATATACCATTAGCTTCAGCATAATATCCTCCGCCACCCTTAATCACCAATTTTTGTGATTCTACACTTGGGTTTGATGGGGTAAGTTCAATAGTAGGATTATCTGTGACAATACCTTCTGCGATTGTGCCACCGTCAGGTAATTCTAAATTACCATCTCCGCCAAATCTCCACCATTTTTCATTATCACCTTGATTGGTACGAATGTTTACTGGGGCAGAATAAACTTCTTCATTGTCAAGAACTTCAGTCCAAGCACGCACTGACAAACCATCATTATCTTGACGAACTGTACTATTTTCTCCGCCTACCTCAGCACCGTAGTCCCACACTAGACCACGATTGGTGCCGCCTGTGTCTCCGCTAAGTACAACATTACCGTCTTCATTTAAAGAAAATGTTTGTGTGCTGTTGGTTAATGTGTCACCACTTCCGCCACCACCAAGTAAACTTTCAGTGTCAGTTAAATCACTAATATCTGTAGGGATAGTTGGAATGGCACTGGCGGTAATAAACCCAGCACTCGCGAACAAATGAGCAAACAATACGGCATAGACTTACGCTCTAATTCTGATGCTCAAATCGCTGAGAACGTCATAAAACACGAATTAGAAGCCAAAAACATCGACTGTACGCGCCCAACAG